TGTAATGAAAAAGGAGACATAGAGGCGTATTATTATTTTAAAGATTGGACACAGTACAAACCTAACGATAAACCTTTAAGAATACCTGCTTTTGGTTATAGCAAAGAAAGTATAGAGATATTATATGTAAAACCTTATAAGGCAGGATTTTATTATTATTCTCCAGTAGATTATCAAGGAGGGTTACAATATGCGGAACTAGAAGAAGAAATATCTAATTTCCACTTAAATAACATAATGAATGGTATGTCGCCTTCTATGTTAATCAACTTTAACAATGGTACACCAAATGCGGAGGAAAGACAACTTATTGAGCAAAGAATATATCAAAAGTTTAGCGGGTCAAGTAATGCGGGTAAGTTCATATTAGCTTTTAATGATAATGCAGAAAGTGCTGCAAGTATAGAACCTGTACAATTATCTGATGCCCACCAACAATATCAATTTTTGAGTGAAGAAAGTACAAAAAAGATTATGGTAGCTCATAGAGTTGTTTCTCCAATGCTTTTAGGTATTAAAGACCAGTCAGGTTTAGGAAACAATGCAGATGAAATAAAGACAGCTACTTTATTAATGGACAACACGGTAATAAGACCGTTTCAGACGCTTTTAATTGATGCGTTTGACCAAATACTAGCTTATAACAATATCTCGCTTAATTTATACTTTAAAACGCTTCAGCCGCTTGAATTTACAGACCTAGACAATGTAGCAGACCAAGAAACAAGAGAAGAAGAAACAGGCGTGAAGTTAAGTGAAGATTTGACTGATGAAGAATTTGATATTATACTAGACGAATTAAGAGGCGAAGTAATTTCTAATAGATGGGAAGAAGTTGATGCAAGAGAATATAAAGAAGATGCAGAAAGTGACGAAGAATGGGCGGCTAGATTAATTGAATCTAAACAAGAGAATTTAGAAAAGAAAAGTATAGATTCTAAAAAGTCAGGTTTTAGTTATTTAGATAAATCGTTATATAAAGTAAGATATAGATACGATGAAAAATATTCTTCTGGTAAATCAAGACAGTTTTGTAGAATTATGATGTCAAGAAGTGGAAGAAATATAGTATATAGAATAGAAGATATTGACAAAGCGTCAAGAGCAGGAGTTAATAAATCATTTGGACATAAAGGCAAATCTTATGACTTGTTTAAATACAAAGGCGGTGTGAATTGCGGTCATTATTGGAGTGCAGTATTGTATAGGTTAAAATCTAAAACAATGAAGAAAGTAATTCAGAATTACGATGAAGTAAACAGTATACCTAAATCGTATCAACCTACGCCTGTCGGACATAAAGAAGCAAAGGTTGCACCTAAAGATATGCCTAATAACGGACACCACCCTAATTACAGATAAAAGATATGGCAACAGCATTATTTATAAAACCAGTAACGCTTAAAAGAAACTCTATAATAGACGGAAATGTAGATGTAGATAAATTCATTCAATTTATTAAGATAGCGCAGCAAATACATATTAAAAACTATCTAGGAACGGATTTGTATAATAAAATAAGCGCAGATATAGTAGCAGACAGTTTAACAGGCGATTATTTAACGCTTGTAAACGATTATATACAGCCAATGCTTATACATTATGCTATGGTCGATTATTTACCATTTGCAGCATATCAAATTAAGAATGGAGGAATATTTAAGCACAGTAGCGAGACCGCAGAAACGGTAGCTAAAAGTGAAGTAGATTATTTAGTAGCTAAAGAAAGAGAATTTGCAGAATATTATACAAGAAGATTTATTGATTATATGGCATTTAATCAGTCAAGTTTTCCTGAATATACTTCAAATACAAATGATGACATCAGTCCAGACAGAGATGCTTTGTTTAATGGGTGGGTATTATGAGATATAAACCGAAGCAACTAAATATTAAAAGATTATTAACGTATTTAAAAAAGACGAATGGCGACATTAACAAGTACCAAGATAAAAAATACATACGACGCACTTCTAAAAGCAACGGATAACGATGCAATAGGAAGTACAGCGAAACAAATTACAGACGGTTTAGGTAATGGAACTCCTTTATATATTTCTACTACTCAAATCGGTATTGGCGTAACACCAGAAGCAACTTATGATTTACACGTTTACTCAAATGCCAAAGTAGGAGGAAACTTAACTGTAACAGGAGATTTAACAGTAGAAGGAACAACAACAACAATAGACACTCAAACATTAACTGTAGAAGACCCATTAATTGAAGTTGCAAGTAATAATACTTCAACAGATGCAGTAGATATAGGATGGTATGGTAAATATGCACCAAGTGGAACAACTTTATATGCAGGTTTATTTAGAGATACAGGAGATAGTAAATTTAAACTATTTAGAAACCTAGAGGAGCAACCAACTACAACAGTAAATACAAGTGGAACAGGATATACAGTAGCTACTTTAGTTGCAGATTTAGAAGGAACATTAACAGGAACGATAGCATCAAGTACAGTAGCAACTACACAAACATTAGCTGATAATAGCACAAAGGTTGCAACTACTGCTTATGTTGATGCTTCAATAGGCAATTCTACTTTAGCAGAAGTTTTAGTAAACGGAAATACAACTGGAGGTACTGATATTTCGGTTTCAGCAGGAGATGACATAACCTTTACAGATACAAGTAAAGCTATTTTTGGAGGGGATTTAGAAATATATAATACAGGTTCAAGTTTTATAACTCAAGCAAGTGGAGATTTAACGATTATAAATTATTCTGATGATAATGATGTAAAGATACAATGTGATGATGGCTCTGGAGGTGTAACAACTTATATAAAAGCAGATGGTTCATCAGGAGCAGTAGAATTAAATCATTATGGGTTAAAAAAGTTTGAAACAACTGCAAATGGTATTGCTATTTCAGGAATTATATCCAACTTAACAGACCCAAGTGCTGCTCAAGATGCTGCAACAAAAAATTATGTAGATACTCAAGTAGGTGCTAATAACGAATTATCAGAAATATTAGCTAACGGAAACACTACAGGAGGAACAGATATAGCAGTTAATGGTACAGATAGTATAACTTTTGTTGACAATAGTAAAGCTATATTTGGAACAGGTAATGATTTACAAATATATCATAATGGTACAAACGCAGTAATTGATAATGCTACAAACAATTTGCAATTTACTATTGCAGGTAAAACTATATTAACATCAAGTAGTACAAACAATGAATTAAATTGGAATCATAGCAACGGAAATTGGTTTGCAAAAGCAACTAACAGCAATACATTTATAATAGGTAGCGAAAGTAATGCTACAGACAATATAACACTAGACGCTTCAAATGGAGGAAGTGCAACTTTTTCAGGAGATATAACAGTTTCTGGTGGAGACATAACTCTAGGAGGTACAGGTAGAATACAAGGTATAGATACCGTATCAGCAAGTACAGATGCAGCTTCAAAGGGATATGTAGATTCACAAGTAGGTGCTAACAATGAACTGTCTGAAGTATTAGCAAATGGAAATACTACAGGAGGAACTGATATAGCAGTTAGTTCAGGAGATGATATAACTTTTGCAGATGATTCAGTTGCACGATTTGGAGCAAGCCAAGATTTAGTAATGTATCATAATGGAACATCAAATAATTCAAGAATAACAAATACTACAGGAAAATTATATTTAGAATCAACAAATGATGATGGAATTGTTTTAAGAACAACTATTTCGGCTTTAGAAATGATAGAAATAGGAGGAGCTACTCCTTCTGTAATTTTATCACACAATGGCAATAGAAAACTATATACAACAAGTACAGGAGTTCAAGTAACAGGAGATGTAGATGTTGTATCAAATGGTAGTGTTTATATTGGAGATTCATCTGAAGGTACAAATGCAAGATTAAGTTTAGGTGCAAGTAATGACTTTTTATTATACCACTTTGGAGAAAACTATATACAAAGTACAGGTGCTGATTTAAACATAAATGCAGGTACTCAAAATGTAGAAATAACAGCAGGAGGAGTAGGAATTGGAGTAACTCCTTTTTCTTGGGACACAAGTTTTGATAATATACAAATTGGAAATAAAATTAGTTTATGGAATGCTTCTAATAATGGTGGTTTAAGCTATAATCAATATTATAATGGAACTAATAATGTTTATCAAACTACAGATACAGCAAATAGATTTCAAATGGATGCAGATGGGTTTCATTTTTATCAAGCAGCATCAGGGACAGCAGGAACAAGTGCTACTTTTACTGAATCAATGCGTATAGATAGTTCTGGAAATTCTACTTTTTCAGGTAATGTAACATTAAGCCAACCTACAAATGGAAGTGATGCTATTTTAAGTTTAATATCTAAAAGTGCTGCAGGTAATTCAAGAACTTCTACTATAGAATACGATGCTGATAATGAGTATATGTATTTTAAAAATGCAGGTGCTACTGTAGCTACTATGACTTCTGGAGGTTTGGTAGGAATTGGAACTGATTCGCCAGAATCTGGGGCAAAATTAGATGTTAGGGCAGGTGCTGGAGGTAAAGTAGTTTTTGGTAGTTATGATGCTAATTACAAAGTTGTAATTGAAGCTGGTGACCAATTAAACTTTTATAATGGAACATCTGCTACTACAGCTTATATTAACTATAGTCAGAGTGGAACTGCTGGTGATGTATTATTAAGTAGAAATCTTTTAGTTGAAGCAAATTCAAGTGGTGGTGTATCAGGTGCAGTGCGTATTGATAGTTCAGGTCGATTAGGAATTGGACTAACATCGCCAAGCACTTTGCTTCATTTATTAGGAACAGACGCAACAGTAAGAATACAAGGTTCAGGCACAAGTTCAAATGCAGGAGTTGACTTTTTCCCAAGAGATGCCAGTAATGTTGCTCATTTACAATCAATAAAAGGTGTTGATAGTAGTTTAACATTTTTAACAGGTGGAAATAGTGGAAATAGTTATGTTCCTACAGAAAGAATGCGAATTGATAGTTCAGGGAATGTTGGAATTAAAAATACATCACCAAGTGATTTTGATACTTGGCAAAGACAATTAGTTGTAGGAAATGGAACTGCTGATGCAGGGATAACAATATATCACGGCTCTGGTGGTGGAAATCAAGGAGCAATAGCATTTGCAGATGGTAATACTGGAACAGATAGATATAGAGGTAGTATTTCATATAATGGTGCAGATGAAATGAAATTTTATACTTCTACTTTAGAAAGAATGCGTATTACTTCAATTGGAACAATAAAAGCACCAAGTTTAGGAGGTTATACTCCTACAGGTGCTGATTTAAGATATGATACAAGTGATGGAGAAATATATTATCAAACATCTTCTAAAAGATATAAAACTGATATAGTAAACCTTGAAAATTCTTTAGACAAAATTAATTCATTAAGACCAGTAAGATATAAAGATATAAATACTGGAGAACTTGCTTGTGGTTTGATTGCAGAAGAAGTTATTGAAACAATACCAGAAGTTGTATTTAAAAAAGAAATTGATGGTTTTGATGAACCTCAAATAGAAGGTTTAAATTATTCAGATTTAATTCCTTTTTTAACAAAAGCAATACAAGAACTAAAAGCAGAAATAGAAACTTTAAAAGCACAAATAAATTAATATGGCAAATACTTATAATTGGAAAATTAATGCGTTAGACGCAAAAATTCAAGAAGGCGATAACAGCGATGTTATCTACACGGTACATTGGAGTTATATAGCTCAAGACGAATCTGGAGAACATACAGCAAGTTCAATAGGTACGATGGGGGTTGAATATGACCCAGACAACTTTATTCCTTATGCTGACCTAGAAAAAGACGATGTAGTTTCTTGGTTAGAAGCAGGATTAGACGTTGAAGCGATGAAAGAAAGTTTAGATAATCAAATTGAATTACAGATAAATCCAGTAGATGAAACATTAAGACCTGACTGGGATTAATTTATTATATTTGGATATAACTTTAAATTTAATACAATGTCAAAAATTACAAAAGAACAATTAGAGAAATTACAAGAATCTCAAAAGAAGTA